GCTCCTTCAACTCATCCCATTTTGGGAAAACTCCATCATCAATATAACAAAGTAAATCGGCCTTCTCTAAAAGGGCGTGCAAATATTTTGATTGCTCTTCAAATTCACTACGCCCATGGAAAAACCACTCCGCTACAGCGGACCTCACTATATCAACAGTTTGTTTTTGTGGACTTTCCGTTTTACTAGGGATAAAAATCATAAGACTTTTCCATATAGAATTCATATCAAGATTTGCCATATATGCATCCAATTCAGGTTCGTATCTAAAGGTTCTTTTTAAAAAAGAGACATCAGATATTTTAATAAATGGCACACTAATAGCATATTTATCTGCCATTGTATAACCAATACCTACTTCAGATAAAATACGCGCTATTTCAGTATGATTGAACCAATCAACCCGACTACCAGCAGCATTATCATCACCATAAGTTATGAGACTTATATTTTCTTGAAAAGTATCCACTTCCTTATCTGGATTTAATTCATGATAACAATATCGCATATATATCGAATTTACTAAACAATTAATTATAACAGTCAAAGGGTGTCCAGAAGGGTTAGATCCAAAGAAGCGCATCAAATCACCGTTAAAATTACAAAATGCAAATGCTACATCTTCGGTGATAACCTGTATCACGTTAAGAAGCTCTTGCTCAGCACCACACCATGTTAGCAACATGCGAATAATACGGAACGCTTCCATAATAACAAGAGAACCCATAACTTTATCAAAAGTTTCAAAATCACCAGCAATAAGGCGATCATCACCATGTTTGGTAAGATATTGATATATGCGAGTCCATTCTATAGATGTAGCATTGGTACCCGGTGCACATTCAAAAAGATATTTGTTATATTGCATAACACGTACAAAAGGTAATAAAGCCATACGCACACAGATACTCCAACCAAAGGGACCACCCATGAATAATCTAGCCTTACCAGCATCAACTTTGCGCATAGGTAGAGCTTCATCCTTAAGATGTTGCATAAATACTGGAGCCGAACTGACTCCCAATATCATTTTATTCCAACAAGCTTCAACCTCAAGTTTTATCTCATCAGTTAATTCTATAGGATGTTGCCATATATCATCCCCTGGAATACGAATGATATGATTACGTTTGCTATTGTTATATGGATACCCGGCACTAGTACCGAAATTCATTGAATCTACAAACTTTGTACCTGGCATTCCATTTAAAGCAACACGTAAACATATAGGTTCTTTAAGTTCCTTACGAAATTTTTCGGGCAATTTCTTATATATAGTTCGAGCAAAACTAGCAGCACACAATTTAATAACGTCCTCTTTGAAAAGCATCTTCTTTTGTACCATGGATTTAAGACCAATATGCACAGCCCTATAACCACGCATAGGAGCTGGACCAAATTCGCGCTTACGACCATCATCCATCAAAAACTTCGTAAGAGGTGTATCACGAGCAGTACTCTTGGGTTGACGCTTAAATCCACCAAAACTACCAAATACTTGAACTGTACCATCATTAATAAATCGCGCTGTACAGCGTGGACTAATGTCAGTGGTAAAATTCTGACCCTCCAAAAAAGGAATATCATTTTCTACAACAGGTGTTTTAAAAAAGTCAAGTGCTGCTTCATAATCTCCCTTATAAACAGGGATAGACACAGCTTGTTTTCGTGTACCCCCCAATATATGTATACCTGCGAGCACACACGCGTTGGGTTGTTGTACTAATACTGGTGAACCACATTCACCTTTTATAGTATCACGTTCCACTTCAGAAGGACATATATCAAGATAACTATTAAATTGTTCTATGAATTGATTTTCCATAAAATGTGTTCGCTTTGTGCTAATATAATCGATAGATCCATCAGCAGAACGCACAACGATACGTCCAGGTGCATCAATAGTAAAACCTCTTATGGGTAATAAACCACTAATATTGCGACGACCAGGCATATGATTAATTTCAAAAAATGCCAACTCCTTGGCTGGATCTCTCAAAATACATCTTTGTGCCATTTTAAAAGTAATATTTCCATTGCAGCCTTCACTATTATTTTCATGAATAACTTGCATATCAAAATACTCATCAGTAGGTAGAACATGATTGGGCACCACATATAAGTGTCCACTTAAACATAGAGCTCTAAAAACCGAATGCTTTGTAACTCTATGAGTGGTTCTGCACCACACGACATTTCGTGCTACCAATGCAGAACTTTTAGTTAGGGTTAGGTTAGACCAGG